CAGCATGATGCCAAATAGATCACGCATACCATCGGCAAGGTTGCGCACCATAACCTCAACCTGACCCGCTGCGGCCTGCACAGTGGCCTGCACAGCAGCCTTTGTGGTTGACTGCATTGCATCTGGGTCGAGGCCCATTGAGGCTCTGGAAACGCCTGTCTTGCTCTCTACGAGGCCATCTAGGTATGTCAGCGCGCCAAGTGTCTGCCCGGCAGTAAATGGAACGGACAACTCTTGAACTGAGCCGGGCTGGCGCATACGCACGATTGCGCCAATCTCGTTGTTTAGAACGTCGTCAATATTAACTGCGCCTTCAACGATGCCAAGGCGAGGGTTGTTTGTCATCGCCACGTTATCAAGGATGGAGCGCAGCACAGATGTGGCGGCGTCTTGGTCATCCATAACAATCTCGGCCAATGAGCGACCGTAAAATGTGTGTGGCTCTGGGTCGATTTCAAACTTGGCAAACGGCAACTCATCGCATGGCTCAACGTCCAGCAACTCATAGGCAGTGCCACCGCATGTGAGCTTGTGCAGAATTGGCACGCCAGTTCCGTCAGCATCAATGCGCATATACGCTTCCGTCACAGTGACGTTGCGCATTGCCGGGTCTTGCTCATCATCGTCAGAGGTATCCATGTCATAGCCACGGCGCTCATACACCTCTGCCTCTGTCATTTCTGACCCGCTTTCCAAGCTATCTAGCTTGAGAACAACGTCAGGATCGTAGCCCATCGCGATCAAATCGCCAGCGCGCATGTCTGTACGGTGCGCAACTATATACGCATCGTCAAAGCTGCGTGCATCACGGTTAATGAAAAACTCTTCTGGCGGGACGCTCTCAATGCACAGCTCACCCATTTCCTTCTGGCGGCTTAGCTTTACGCTATGCACGGGCAGCTCAATCTCCATGCCCATCTGATCCATTGAGATTACCATCTCAACGCTATGCTCAAGCACAGTTACGTTGTCATCGTCCACCAGATATGTGTACTCATCGTCGGATAGGTCGGTGAATGTGAAAATCTCGGCCTCTGGATATGTCATCCAGTATGCCTTCACGATACCTTGCTTTTTAACCAACGCATCTTGGAAGGCGTCATTTATGACACGGTATCCGTTTAGCCGGGTGAACTCATGGTGCATAAACTCAGTGGCCTGCTCGGCCATCGCCACGTCCTCTGGGCCACGCGGCACAAATTCAACGGGCTTGGCTGTGCTGAGGAATATGCGCATTAGGCTTGGCTTCACGGAACGTACAGTATCCCGTACTTTTGTGGCTACAACCTTGCTGCGTCCATCCTCATAGCCAAGGTCAACCTCGCCATCATAGTAGCGCTGAGCCTTGATCCGGTCATCGCTGATCTCACTCTCAATGAAGTCCACTGCACTTGAGATTGCGTCTTGAACAATGGCCTCAATTTCGCTGCGTGATTTTGGTTTAAGTTCCATGTGCCGTGTCCTTTATTCACTTTGACGCTGTTCCGCCGCATACCCGCGAGCCGTGCCTGTTTCTGCCCCAGAAAACAACACTCCAGCCAGCATTTTTGCAAGGCTGTCTGTTTGCGCGTTTGTTAAATCTTGGCCCTTCATTGCCGCGTCCAGAACTCGCAGAGCGGCCAATGCGTTTTCGCCACGCTTCTCAGTCAAAGACTTTGCGATGTCATTGTATATTTTCTGCCTGCGTGCTGCGGTGTATTCGCCAGTTTGACCCGTAACAGCCTGAATGAGTGCCTTTGTGGTGTTTATGGCCTCACCCTGCATTGCCTGTCCGACGACGCCCGGCTCTGTAATTTCCCCAATTGTGCGGTCAATCGACTGACGGCCTGCTGTTTTGGAGTTCTGGGCCATCGCGGCTCGAACTGTTGTTGATTGAGCCGCTTGTTCAATTTGATTTAATAAGGCATCAGCTTCCGCACCCATTAAGCCGCGTATTTTCATGCGAGCATTATCGCTGCTAAGATCAGTCACAGCCTTTATCACTTTCCTCGCCTCAAGCGCCTCAACAGTTGGGTCGCTTGCAATCGCACGGACATTGTTTAGCGCGTCATTGATATACATGCGAACACCGCGCTTTGTGGCGTCAATTTGAGCCTGCGAAGGGTTGCGACCCAACTCAAACGATAGGTCTTCAACGCGCGTTGAAGGGCGCAATAAGTCAGCACCAAGGCTGAACGCGCGCTCTTCTGCCAACTTATCACCGCCGATGGACACAGCTGCGCCATATGGCTCAACTGCTGAAGAAATTGCGTCGCGCAACTCACTTGCCAATCCAGCGTAACGAGATCCAGCGTTAGTTAAGCGGCCATACTGGTCAACATTCTGCTCATACGCAATCTTGCCGAGAGCCTTTTTGATTTCGTCAAGTTGTTGCACGTTTGGCATTTCAGCAAATTTTACGCTTCCGTCATCCGCAACTTGGGCCATAATCTGTTGATTAGTAATGTTGCGATATTCCATGTCTGCGTTTGCCTCAGCAATGGCATCACGCAACACTTTTGGATCAATTTTACTGATACGAGACAACACAGCTTCAATGCCGCGACCTTGTTCTGTCGCATAATCAATCGGCGTCCCATACGCCAGTCCATAAGCCTGATCTCGCTGCGGACGTGTGCGCTCCGAGATTTCATTTACTGCTGTGCGAGGGCCAGCAGGGGGTTGGCCGAGTGCCTGATTAAGTGACTGCTCAACTGCACCGCTAGTGCGAGCCATACGCTGGTCGATTGCCGAGCGTACTGTACGCCCAGCTGGTCCGCCAGAAATATTTGCAGCGTCTAGTAACGCTTGGGCGGCAGGACCAGCGTCAGCCAGCATGGCCTCCGATCCTGCGCGCTCAAGGCTTTTAATAGCTGATTGAACATCTCCACCCTCATCAAACGTATTCTTTATGACTTTAGCTGCATCTCTGGAGATGCCGAGAGATGATGAGATTGTGCCAATGTCACTCCGCTTAAAAATTCGAGCAATATTAGCAATGCCTTCAGCGGCAACTGGCGCTGCGCCGCCTAGAACCCCACCCGCTGCCGCGCCGATGGCCGCGCCGGACCCCGCCTCGCGCATACGAGCTTGCGCGTCAGTACCCTCTCCAGCGCCATATATACCACCCTCAACCATGCCAGCGCCAGCGCCAGTTGCCGCGCCGCGAGCGACTTGAGCCATGCGAGTTCCTTGGCCAATTGCAGAGGCAGTCATGCCGCCAATTGCTTGAGGTGCAGCTGCAAGAGCGCCAGCTGCTCCCGTCACGCCACCAGCAATATTTAATCCAAGTGTCTGTCCGGGCCGTTGGCGCTGCATTGCGCCAGACAAAGCGCGCGCACCAGTTTCAGCCTCTTGTCCCAAAGCTCCACCCAGCGCCTCATCAAGGTAGGAGCCGATAAATGGAACACCACGCACAAATTCACCTGCTCGGGCGGCCAGTGGATACTGCCGCAAAAGACCTTCATCCAAAGATTGCTTGGAAATATCACCAGCTGACATGCCACCTAGAGCTGCTTCCACCTTTTTAGGGTCAGATGTGCTGTAACCCGGAGACACCAAGTATCTTTGCCCATTTGGACGCTCAAGAACTCTTGTCGATTTATTCCTAAAAATAACGCGAGGAACTGACGATAAGTCAGCCGCGTCAGCAATTTTGCGCGCCGCTTCTTTGCTGTCTGCTCGGACCTCAAACTCAATGCCGTCGCGAATTACTGGGTATGTTTTTTTGGGCATTATTAATAAGCCTCCCCGACTTGCGTGCCGCCAGACTGTGGTGACGCTTGAGCGCCCTGCGCAGGAGACCCGTAATAGAACGAACTCGCCACCGGATCGTTTTCAATCTTAGTCATAATGTTTCTGATATTAATAAGATTTTCTTTTAATTTCTCTGGGCTTGTTGATTGATTTATATTCCCGTATGCGTTCATAAGCAGGTCAAGCTCTCGCTCACTCACCGCGCCAAGCGCACCACCAGTTTTTGAGGCCTCACGCATTTGCTGCAATCGGTCAAATGCAATGTTTGCCTGAATTGAAGCTAACTCATTTCTAAAGTCAACGGCCTCTTGATTTACGCCAAGGGAACCGAGGACATTCCCCACAATGCCAGCCTCCGGCAAATCAAAGATGCCACCCTTGTCAATCATACTAATTAAATTGCCGATTGAGTTGCTTACAACGGCTTCTTTTTGCGCTGACTGCTGTTCAGAAACTTGCTCGCGCTCTTGAGCCTGTTGAGCGGCTTGGTCAGCCTTGCCGCCGGGGATGGGTACAAACCTGACGCCAGCTTCGGACGTAGGGTCTTCCACTATAACGTAATCACCAGCGATTTGTGCGCCTGATCCTAAATTAATATTTGGCCCACCCTTACCAAAGGCTTGCTTTAGAGCCTCTTCCTCTGACATGCCGCGCGATATTAAGAATTGATAATTCTGCATCGCAGTAGTGCCATCGTCTTTTTTGGGGGTTAACTTCTTGCTAAGCACGGCACTCATAATGTTTGACGCCGCACCGGGGTTGGCCCTAACCGCTGCTGCCATTTCTGGATAGCCATTGTTGCTCAGCCATTCAATGGTCTTGTTCAACTGGCCACGGGCAACCCTAGCCGCACCAGACTTACGAATAGCCTCACCACCGCCGCGCAGCTCTGGCAATATCAAGGGATCAAGCGCAGAAGCAAAGGTCTGAAACCCTGTCAACCCAGTATTGGGGTCAACAGCCGTTGCCGCATCTTTCAGCGTTGACAGAAGCCCACGCATCCCGCCCTGCTGAGCTTGCTGTGGCGCTGGTTGCCGCATGTTGGGTGCATTGTAAGTTTGCTCGCCGCCCATCATATATGGAGGCTTATTAGAAATGGCCATGTCTTGACCCCCTTGATTGCTTGTAAGTAAACCGCCGCTGGGCTTAGTCGCGGGCAGTGATGTTATGTCGCCAATGTCAGCGCCAGTGAAGTCGGCCAGATCCTGCAAACGAGAACCACGCCACTGCGCAATGCCGTATGTACCTTTGCCGCCGGCAAGAGTGTTGCGTGCGTCTGGGTTCATATCCTCATAGCTCTCAGCCATCAGGCGGCCAGTGATGCCAGCGGCTTGCTGCGGAGTTAAGCCCTTCTGCGTCAAGTATCCGTAGGCGAACTTGGCGTTTGGCGATATTAAAGCCTCGTTGGATGTGCCATCGGCCATTGCTGCGTAAACGCTGCTTGCGTAGTTGCGAGCCTTTTCATCGCCAGCACCGCCGGAACGCTCATAGTATTTATCCCACAAGGTTGCGTAGTCTTCTGGCGAAGACGCATTGGCTGTAAGGAACTTGCCGAAGCCAGATTTTTCCTTTCCCTGCACTTCATTCCAGAGGAAGTCCATTTGCTTTGATAGTGGGATAAAACCTTGTGGCATTACTTATACCCCAGCGCCTTACGTTTGGCATCCATAAACGGGCGAATGACAAGTTTAAGCGCTGGCACTTTTGCCACAACCTTTGCCACTCTTTCGCCATATTTGCTGTAAGCGTTGTAAAACCAGTTTGGCGAATAACCAATAACCCACTCGCGGAATTGCAGCCACTTTGGATTATCCTCGCCGTAAACCTCACGGGCCACCCAGCAAATTATTCCAGCCTTAGCCAAACCCGGAACCATGCTTGCGCCGAGCTGCAAGTAATTAAACAAGCCGGGCTGCATGGAATTTGTTGTAGTTTGCGGTGTTGGCGCAACACCAAGCGCAGCCAGCGGTGCTTGAAGCGACTGCGCTGGCGCACCAGTGTAGCCAGCGTATTGCTGTCTCGCCGCGTCGATTAGCGCTTGCTGGATGCCTTGCTGCAACAGACCCTGCTGGGCTTGCTGCTGCTGAATTGCTTGGCTTGCGCCAAATGCCTGCTGGCCGAGTTGACCCATTTGAGACGCGGCGCCGAGGCGAGCCTGACGGTCAGACATCGCAGCCTGCAGCGCTTGGCTGTAGTTTTGCTGACGTTGCTGCGCTGCCATGTCGCCCGCCATGCGGCCATATTCGCCAGCCATAACGCCTTCAGCAACACCTTGGCGAGACCCGCCGAATGCGTTGGCCGCAGTTGCCTGCGCGCCAAGCGTGTTCATCGCCATTTGACGTTGCCGCTCAATGTCTTGCTGAGTGCGGTCAATAACCTCGCTAGTGTACGGGTTTGCGTAAGCTCCGACTTGAAGTGGAGCCTGCATTGCGCGCTGCGTACCGCCGATTGCCCCCTGCAACGCTCCAGCAGCGGCTTGGTTTACGTTGAAACCCGGCTGTGGAGCCATTGGTGCTGGCTGATATGTTGCGTTGGCCTGTGCAGTAGGCTGCGCCGCCATTGTTGGTGCTGGAGCTGGTCCTGCCATCTTACGATTCCTTCTTTGCAAGTTCTCTGGCTAAAATCTTTTTCGCCGACTCAGCGCTTTTAGGATTTGCTACCATTACTCCGTCAACGTACACTTGGCGGCGGTCGTCCATATATATAATGCCAGTCCCACCGCTCTGAAGAGCCTCCAACTTCCTAGCTTGATCATAACCAGAGTCTCCCGGCCCAGCAGGTCTGTCATTGTCCGTTGCGTGGGAGTATGAGGTAACTTTATTCTCCACTGGTGGACCCGTTACGTTTAAGCCGCCAAGAAGGCCCCCGCCAGTTCCGCTGTAATCTGTAATGCCGAGCGCGTCACCAATGCCGCCAAAGAAGTCGCCCACTTGGCCAAGGTTACCAACTCCGTCAGCGCCGCCGCCAGTGAATAGACCTATGTCTGTAGTTTGACCCGGCACAATTGTTCCTCGGCCGCCTGCAACGGACGGGCCAAGGTCATAGCCCAAGTCAACTGACGTGCCATCGTCAAACTTTAATACAGCTGGGGCCGAAGGGTTCAGTGGACTCGAATCATAGTACTCACGCACCTCTGGGAAAGTTGAGGGCGTATTGTCAACATATCCCGGCGGACGTACATCTGTGGGGGTTACTATTGTATAAGGCGTTTCTTCGCCGCTAAAATCAGTTGACGTGAAAACAGCGCCTTCGGTAGGTGATGTAGGTACTCCTCCGTAAACCGGGCCGGGAGTAACTGGTGGAACAACTGGTGGAACAACTGGTGGAACAACTGGTGGAACAACTGGTGGGAAATAAGGGTCGTCTCCACCACCAGCGCCAATCCCACCCAAATCACCCGGAGTAGACGCTACGGTGTAGTCAACTGGCGCTTGCATATTTGAGCCGGGAAGACCTGTAACTGGGTCAATAAAGAAACTTTCTGCATATCTCTTTTGTCCGGGTCGAGCTTGCCCAAAAGCCTCAAGGGCTTGCTCATAGATTGGCAGTGAGGAATAACCACGCACACCGCCTGCGTAAGTCGTAGGCGCTGGCATACCACCGGAAATATCTTGCATTGACATTCCACCACCGGGCAGGCCAAAAGCGCCAGCTGCTTGTGCCGTGCCTTGAAACGCAGCTTCCTGCATAGGAGTAAACGCAGCAACAGTTGGGCCATACTCAGGGATAAATCCCAACCTTCTGATTTTATCAGCTTCGGTCAGATTGCGCCGAGCCGCGTCCTCAATGTACTCTGGGACCTCAACTGTTGAAGTGGTTGATCCACCTTTTGACATTATTCAAACTCCTTAACATAGGACGTGTGCAGTGGCTTCCAACCATGCTTCGCCAATGGTTTTTTCCAGCCAAAGCGACCAGTCATGGTTAGGGCCGCGCATCCTTGCGCTTTTGCCCACTCTATCACATCGTTGTGCATATCCAAAATTTGCTCCAATTCACCGCCGCCGAGGAACACGTTTAAAACTTTCTTTCGCGGATATACCACGATTTCAGTTACTATGCACCCCTTTGGCGTTGGCCACAACTGCATCGTACCCTTTTGCAAGCCAACAACCACATCCTCAAAGTTATGAGTGCCACCGCTGTAGCTTAAAGCTGCCTCAATCCAAGGCTTGCAGCGCGCTAGTTCTTCACTCATCCATGCAGCCTCGTTATTGCAATAGTGGACGCTGGTGCTGCGGGTGCAAACGCAGTTGCCGCAGTTGCATCAAGAAAACCGCTGGTGCTGTCAACGGCCCACATGGCCTCCAAGTAATCTCCAGCGGAAAGGTCAAGTATTGCAGATCGGCTAACCACAAGAGTTGCGCCATTTTGATGCAAAGCGTTTTTCATAGTCGAACCCGCAAGGTCAACTCCGTTGACGCGAGGCCAAAACCAGAAGTTTACAGTTGAGCTGGATGTGGACGCAATCTGCGCTGAAAAGCTAACCATGTACTCGCCAGCTTCCTCAAACACCAAGCGCGAGGCTGGTGTGCCGCTAGTAATGCCATCAGATGATGATAAAGTGTACGTTAAAGCGTACGCTGTGTTTATCGCAACAGCTGTTTGGTCAGTTGTAATTGAGCCGCTGGCATTGCCGTCTTCTAACACAACTTGAACCCA